AACTTATTGACTATCAAAATTATCCAGTAGAAGCAGCAAGACGTTCTACTCTTGCTCGCCGTTCTCTTGGTATTGGTTATATCGGACTTGCACATTATCTTGCCAAGCACGGAGAACACTACGATGATCCAACTGCATGGAAATTAGTTCATGAATTGTCTGAAGCTTTTCAGTACTATCTACTTAAGTCTAGTAATGCAGTAGCAAAAGAAAAAGGTGCATGTGAATATTTTAATCGTACTAAATATTCTGACGGCATACTTCCTATTGATACTTACAAACGTGACATTGACGAGTTTTGTGGAACAGAGTTGAACTATGATTGGGATACTTTACGTTCCGAGATTCAAACATATGGATTGCGACATAGCACATTGTCCGCACAGATGCCATCGGAGAGCAGTTCCGTTGTGTCAAACGCAACAAATGGAATTGAACCTCCTAGAGCATACATGTCCGTTAAGAAATCAAAGAAGGGACCACTCAAGCAAATCGTTCCTCAGTATGGTACTCTCAAGAATAACTACACTCTTCTTTGGGACATGAAAGATAATGATGGGTACATCAAAGTTGTTGCTGTAATGCAGAAGTTCTTTGACCAGGCAATTTCTGGCAACTGGAGTTATAATCCAGAAAACTATGAGAACAATGAAGTGCCAGTATCTGTCATGGCAAATGATTTCCTGAAAACTTACAAGTATGGATGGAAAACAAGTTACTATCAAAATACTTATGATCGTAGAGGAGATGAACCAGAACTAACAGAGGAGAAGAAAGAATCTATTCAAGATCTATTAGACGACATTTTTAGTGCAGAGGAGGAAGATTGTGACAGTTGCAAAATTTAGAACAAACGGCGAACTAATGAGTAGTAAAGTAGATGGAATGACAGTATTTAACACTAGTCAATTGGATAGCACAAAACAAAAGATGTTCTTCGGACCCCCTCTTGGGGTCCAGAGATACGATAAGTTTAAGTATCCTGTGTTTGATAAACTGACTCAGCAACAACTTGGATACTTTTGGAGACCTGAAGAAGTTTCTCTTCAGAAAGATCGTGCTGACTATCAAGTTCTAAATGATGCCCAGAAACACATTTTCACTAGTAATCTTAAATACCAGATTCTCCTTGACTCTGTACAAGGGCGTGGTCCTGGGATGGCTTTTATGCCTTACTGCTCACTACCTGAGCTTGAGGGTGCTATGAACATTTGGCAGACTATGGAGATGGTTCATAGTCGCTCCTACACTCACATCATCAAGAATGTGTATGCTGATCCTTCTGAAGTCTTTGACAAGATTCTAGATGACGAGAAGATTCTTTCACGAGCAAAATCTGTTACTCATGCTTATGATGAGTTCCTACAAGCAGCACAAGAGTGGGGTGCTGGTAAGCGTTGGGAACAAGCTTTAGAACAAGTTGATTCAGCAAAGTGGGAACTCAATGACCTTAAACGAAAACTCTATAGAGCGGTTGCTAATGTCTACATTCTTGAAGGAATTAGATTCTACGTATCATTTGCATGTTCTTTCGCCTTTGGCGAACTTAAACTCTTGGAAGGATCTGCCAAAATTATCGGACTCATTGCCAGAGACGAATCGCAACACATGACCATTACTCAAAACATTTTAAATAAGTGGCGTGATGGTGATGATCCTGAAATGGTAAAAATTGCTGAAGAAGAAAAAGAAAATGTTTACAATATGTTTCGTCAGTGTGTAGAAGAGGAAAAACTCTGGGCAGAATATCTGTTTAAAGATGGTTCTATTATTGGATTAAATGATAAACTGCTTGCTAAGTACGTTGAATGGACTGCTAACAGACGTTTAAAGTCTATTGGACTAAAAGCAATTTTTGATACTCCTATCAGCAATAATCCTTTGCCCTGGACAGAGCACTGGTTATCTTCTAAGGGTATGCAAGTTGCTCCACAAGAGACAGAAGTTGAAAGTTATTTGATTGGGAGTATTAAGCAAGATGTTAAGAAAGATACTTTCGCTGGTTTTCAATTGTGAAAAACAATTGGAGACAAAAAGCATTGGCAGATCCAAACCTCCATCCAAAAGCGGTGGAGGTTCTTATTCATGGACCAAAAAAACTGACGGACGCTTGGATGCTACAAGCACTAAAATTGAAATACCAGATCCTTGGGGTGAATAAATAATAGAGGTTATGTAATGATTATGTGGCAGAAAATAAAGAATATTCAAATCCCTGGCAATATATGGGCGCCCCTTTTGACGGGAGCCTTATTGGGGACTACTATGGTTTTGTTTACAAGATTACCAATAGCACCAACAACCGTGCGTACATTGGAAGAAAATACTTCTGGCAAAAACGAAAGCCTAGAAATACTAATAACACTACCAGACGGAGAAAAGTTACTTCTGAGAGCAACTGGCGAAACTACTACGGAAGTTCTGACGAACTTAAAGCAGATGTTAAGTCGGTTGGACGGGACTCTTTTACTAGAGAGATCCTCAGTCTCCATACCACGCCAGGAAGGGTTAACTACGAGGAGACCCGCCAATTATTTTTGAATGATGTCCTGACCAAACGCTTGACAGATGGCACCCCAGCCTTCTATAATAGCAACATCCTCGGTCGCTACTACAGAAAAGATTATTTCAACGATGAAAAAACAAATAGCTGCAATGGCAACAATTCTAGCAACGTCTAGTGTTGCATGTGCTTATCCCACAATAAGTCAAATAGAAACTCCACCAGAACCAGTAAAAATTCCTGTTGTAGAATATAAATCTAGTTGGAAATGCCCAGGATGTAATGAAAATGAAAAGTATGTTTTAGAGCAATTGCAAGAAAAAACAAAAATTTCAGATCCTATAGCTCTTTCCACAATACTTGGAAACATTAAATCAGAAAGTAATTTTTATCCTAACATTTGTGAAGGAGGTGCTAGAGTATCTTATGATCAATGTTATAGAGGTGGTTATGGACTTATACAATGGACTAGCACAGGAAGATATTTGGGATTAGGATTTTTCTGTAAGAAGTATGAATGTGATCCAAGCAGTCTTGAAGGTCAGGTTCGTTACATGATTAATGAATCTCATTTTCAAAAAGTTCTTCCAGAGTTTGAAGGTAGTGGATTTACAATTGCACAATATATGGTCCCAGCATATTATTGGTTGGGATGGGGCATCAAAGGTTATCGTGAGGAATATGCATACGATTATACTAAAAAATTGGTTTGGATTTAAGTAAATATACATTTGGTGGTCTTGACAAAAAACCAGTCAACGTGTTAAGATTGCTAAGTGAACTTGAGGGGTCATACCAACTCCTCAAGTACATGGGCTTTCAAAAAGACATGGAAACCATTGACGAAATGAAAAAGAGGTACTATACTATGTACTTCAAACTCAAGAAAGAAGAAAACAAAATATGATAGTTTGTGGGCAAGTAGCATAATGGATAATGCATCAACCTTCTAAGTTGCCGATTGTAGGTTCGAGTCCTACCTTGCCTGTTTGGTAGACATGCCGTGTTTACCAATAACGATAAGCACTAGTGGCGGAATGGTAGACGCAGCAGACTTAGAATCTGCCGCCTTATGGGCGTGGAAGTTCAAATCTTCTCTAGTGCATCGGGCGATTAGCGCAGCGGTAGCGCAGTAGATTTACATTCTATTGGTCGGGGGTTCAAATCCCTCATCGCCCATTAACTTCTAGAGGTTAAATGTTAAAAAATGTTATCTGTAAGATGCAAATGTTGTGGTGTAGAACTCGTGGCTCACCCTACTAAAACTAGAGCATGTGGTTGTCATAACACTACTACTGTTGTTGGTGACAAAATTACTGCAGTAGATTTGTCTCAAGTTTTGTTATTAAATTCTAACAATATTAAAAAGAAAAAACAAATACTATCTGATATTGACCTAAAATATCAAGAAGAACGACGCAAACGCAAAGTTCGTAAAATTGATTTTGAAGAACGTTAGTTTTAAAAATCAGTTTCTTACAAGGAAGAATGGCAGAGTGGTTGATTGCACCAGTCTTGAAAACTGGAGGGGTTAGTAGCCCCCGCGAGTTCGAATCTCGCTTCTTCCTCCACGGGCATTAGCGCAGTTTGGTAGCGCGTTCCGTTTGGGGCGGAAAGGTCGAAGGTTCAAATCCTTCATGCCCGACTTGGATATATATTATTCCAATTAAATTATTATGAAAATTTTTCTAGATACTGCTAACTACCAAGAAATCGCTGAACGATATCAAACTGGTCTTGTATCAGGTATTACTACCAATCCTACACTTGTTCGCAAGGCAGGATGTAATTACTATGAGTTTATCAAAACTCTAGCAAATGACTTTGCTTTTGAGAGCATCTCTGCTGAAGTAGATGGTGATAAAGCAGAAGACATGTTAAATAATGCTCTGCAATATACTGAAATTGGTTCTAATATTACGATCAAACTTCCTCTCACCAAAGAAGGTTTGATAGCATGTAAAGTCCTTACACGTCAAGGTGTTACTACTAATGTCACTCTTTGTTTCTCTGGTGCTCAAGCAGTTATGGCTGCACTAGCAGGCGCCACATATGTTTCTCCATTTGTTGGACGTTGTAATGACAATTCTTTCAGTGGTGTTGAGTTAATTCGTGCTATTAGTAGTTTGTATGGCGTACAAAAAGTAAATACTAAAGTTCTTGCTGCTAGTTTACGTGATGTTCATCATGTATCTCGTAGTCTTTTATATGGTGCTGATGTAGTTACTTTGCCTTGTTCAGTATTTGATAAAATGTATGATCATGTTTTGACCCGTGAGGGTCTTGAAATATTCAACAAAGACTTCAAAGAAATACAATGACATTTACAATTTATTCTAAACCAGGTTGTCCTTATTGCGAAAAATTTAAATCTGTAGTAGAATATGAAGAACTGCGGCATGTAGTTTATGAACTAGATAAAGATTTTTCACGTAAAGAGTTTTATGCTGAGTTTGGTGAAGGTGCTACTTTCCCACAGATTGTTCTTGACGATTTACATTTAGGTGGTTGTCAAGAATCTATACGTTATATGCAAGAAAACAAAATTTGTTGTGTGCCATGATTGAAATTACTGCAGATCAATTTGAAAAAGATTTTGATAAGTATATGGATGCTGTTGAAGAAGGTGAAGAGTTTTTAATTCGTACAGAGGATGGTAAAGCAGTTGTTGCTATGCCAGCTAAACAACTGGAACATCTGATAGAGCAAGTGGAAGAGGATGAGTGGTATAATTTGTATAGCAATCATTCAGAAGCATCATGAAACCCGTTGTTATCCTTGAACGTTCTCCTTATCGCTATGTCCAGTGCGGTCTTCTAGAGATCAATGGTAAACCTGACTATCGCATTCAAAAGTTTAACGACTGGACCAAGCGTTATTCGGACATGTATTTCCTTGATAATCAAATGCAACTAGATACTTGCCTTGAAGATCCTGAGTATACTAAGTGGTTAGATCCTGATCCTGAAGTAGGTGCCTATCGCAAATACAACTAAATACTTCAGTCTCGAGATGACTATAAACTCGCTCTGGTCGGTTTGAAGGTTCCCCTTCTCCCGAGAGTTTACTGCCTCTCTTCAAAGGGCAGTTGGTGCGGATGGGATA